TTATTTTTTGAGGCACAAAAAAAATGAAATGTGCTTGACTGTGCGTTGGCTTTTTTTAGTTCAAATGTTGGTGATGGAGTAGGTTCTGGTGTTGGTGATGGAGTAGGTTCTGGTGTTGATACATTTAAAAATAATAATTTATTATTGCCAGTAGCAGAACCCATATCTAATTTATCATCTAACATTTGTGATTTTAATAAATCTAATACTTGTTCATTGGTAAAAGTTGGATTTTGACTCCATAAATAACCCAATGCGCCAGCAACAAAAGGAGCTGCCATAGAAGTACCAGACATTGTCACACATTGATAATCATTATCATAATAACTTGATAAAATACTTTGTCCGGGTGCATAAATATCTACGCAACTTCCAAAATTTGAAAAATAAGCAACTTCATCATTTGAAGTTGAAGCACCTACAATAATAGCACTTGTAAAATCAATATCATAATATTTTTCATTCATACATTTATCTAATCCATCATTTCCGGCGGCTACAGTAAATAAACCACCCGAACTGACAAATTCATTAATTTCATTTTTAACAATTGTGGAAATCCCAAATGATAAATTTATAATAGATTTACGACCATTTATAATCATAAGTTGTTCAACATAATCAATTGCCAAAATCATATCAGTAATATAAGCATAACCGGTACAATCAATAGAAATTTTAATAGAAAAAACATTAGCATCTTTAGCTATACCAGTTATACTTCCAGCAACTGAACCAGCGACATGAGTTCCGTGACCTTGACAATCTTCATCAGAACTTAACCCATGATTGCCAAAAGTAGGTAAAATCGTAGGTGGATTTAAAAAGATTTCATGATTTTCATTCACACCGGTATCTAAAACATAAATATCAATATCATCACCATTTACTTCTTCTTCGTTTTCAAATAAAAGATAATCATCTAATGGTAAATCTTCTTGATTAATACGATCTAAATTCCAAGAATCTAAACAAGATGAATCAGTATATATTTCGACAATTTCATCATCATCGATATCTAACACATTATCATCATTAAAAGCATCTCTATTTAAATCTGTTTCAACAATAATAAAGTTTTTTTTCATAAATAATACTTCTGTTTCATTAATAATAGAATTATCAAACCATTTTTGTGGATTATTTTCTTTAAGTGTAATAATATAACGATTTGCATAAGAAAATTGTAATAAAAATAAAAAACAATAATTAATCATTTTTATATTTAATATTATAAATCAGTTTTATTTAAATATCTTCAATAATTTCATTTTCCTTTTTTTCATTTATTTTTTTATTTTTTTCCTTTAATTCTTTATTATATTCAATAGCTTTTTGTTTATAAATATCTTTATCAATAGAACTCAAAGTTCTCCAGATTTCTCCTTTGATTTTAGAATATTCTCCAAATTTTTTATTAGGATATCTTTTTTTAATTTGATCAATAATTTTAGAATCTTTTAAAAAAATTGCATAACTAGTCATAGTTCCTTTTTTATTGGTATTTCTTTTTCTTTTAATTTTAATATTACCGAGATAATGATTATGAAGTGTATTATGATCAATATTAAAATTTTGAGAAATATCTTTTAATATAAAGGATAAGAAAGGAATCATACTTTCTGAATAAATAGATAATAATTTATTTTGGGTAACCATATTTAATATAATATAAATTATAATTCAATACTTAAATTAATTTTTTTTCTAGAGAAAATGAAAAACTTTTTTGTAAAAAATATAAACACTGTAATAAACAATCGGATAAATCATCTTTTTTATTAGATAAATTAAAAAAATCAATAAATTTTTTATGATTTAAATTTTCTAAAACAAAAGAAGTATTTAATATTGCAGTTTTTTTTCTATTTTTATATTTAGAAATATCAATATTATTATTTTCTTTACAAAATTTTAATTTATTTGAAGCATTAATATAATAAACATTATTCATATTTAATTGAGAATTACAAACACCATTAATTAAAAAATAAGAATAAATATGATTTGAAATAGTTTTCATTTTGGGACCTTTTAAAACTGGTTGTAATTCAATTAAAACTACATCAACTAATAAAAAATGAATATATTTTTGATTAAAAATATTAATAATTTTTATTAAAAGATCATTGATCGGAAAAGTTTTACAATTTAAAACTTTAATTTTTTGTAATTTATAATTTTTATTATATTCTTTTAATAATAGAACTTTATGAGAAGCACAAATTTTTTTACCATTACATAGATATTTAACTTTTTTTTTACAAGTATCTAAAGAACATTTATCTAATTTTTTATCAAATTTTTTTAATTCTAAAGGCTTTTCTATATCAATATTTTTTTTATGTTTTTTACAAAAATGAAATTCATCATTTTTTGATTTAAAATGAGCAACTTTCTTACAATAATCACATTTTTTTTGATTATCAAAAACATCCTTTAAAAGATTAATAATATTCCATTCTAAAATTTCGATAGTAGTATCATCTTCATTATATTTGATAATAGAATAAGCGAGATTTTTAATACCTACATCAAATGATAAAATCAACATCGACTTATAATATAAAGAAGTATAAAAAATATTTATTATATCATTTTAAATGATATACTAAAAAAATGAATAATATTTAATATTGACTTTTTCTTTTTTTTATAAAAATAAATGCTCCAACTCCTCCTCCTAATAATAAAAATAATATAATGAAAATTGCTATTTTCTTTTTCTTTGCTGTCCCTTCCTTTTCTGCTTTTTTCTTTTTCTTTGCTATCGCTTCCTTTGCCAATGATTCTTTTTCTGCTTTTATTGCTATTTTATTTGCTACTTTTGTTGCTATTTCCATTTTTTCTGCTGCGTTCACTTTTGCTTTTCGTGCTTCTGCTTGTGCTTCTTCTGCTTGTGCTGATGCATCTTCTGCTTTTTCTAGTGCTATTGATGCCACTTCTGCCGCTTCTGCCGCTTCTGCGACTGCAGTTCTTGTCTCTTCTTCTCCAATTTCCATATTTTCAATCATTTTATTTTTAAATAAATAAATTAAATAAATAGATAAACTAGTAATTATGATATCTTCAATCTTTATTTTTTTTTTAATTTTTTTTAAAAGTTTATTTATAATTTTCATTTTATATAGTATATATATTATATTTATATTATATTTATATTATATTTATAATAAACTAAATTTATAAATTATCTAACATTTTGGAAATATCTGAAAAATCAAAAGCATCTTTGCTTCTTTCTTGAACTTCATCTTTATCTAACATATTCATAGATTCTCTTACATGTGGTAATTGTGATTCCATAGCTTCTTGAATTGCTTCGCGACCTTCACTTTTTGGATAAAGCATAACGCCATGTAATTCAATAGAAATATGTTTTATACCAGCTTTTTTAAATTCCCTTTTGTGTCTTTTCATAATATCTTTATAAACACCTTCTTCAGATAAAATATCAGGATACATAAAATAATCTGTATGTAAAATAACATCATTTGCAATAATATTATAAAATCCAGTTAAAGCATCTTTGCCTCCACCAGACATATTTTTACCAGCCCCTTTTACTTTTTTTTTGAATTCTTTTATACTTAATTCTTTAATTCTTTGCGCAATAGTTTTATATTTAATATTAATAGATTTATTATCACGATCAATTTTAATTGGTTTTTTTAATTTCATTCTTTTCATTTTATAAATATATCTATTCTTTTTTGATCCTTTAGTTGTTTCTTTAAGAATAAGAATTAAAGTACATTGTCCTTTTACTTTTGATTCTCTACATTCTCTATTAAATGCTTTTTTTGCTGCCCCAATTACATCGCGAGCAACATATCTTCCTTCAGTTTTTTTTTTATTTTTTTCATTTCTATTTGCTAATCTAATAATTGAAAAACTTCTTTTATTATTCATAGTTTATATGAATAATAAATATTTTTTTTTTTAAAATTGTGGTAAACCTACATTAACAGTATAATTATCAATACCACAACCCTGATTTAAACTATAAATAAATATAGTAATAAAAATAACAGCAAAATTAGCACCAAAATATTTTAAATATTTATTTAAATCATTATCTTCAATAATTAAATTATTATCTAAATAATATAAAAAAGTCAATACTAATGCTGAAATACAAGAAGTAAATAATTCCCGAATCATAATTATATATAAATATCAAAGATATTATTTAAATTAATTTAAATTACGTAAAAAATTAATATCTTCATTTAATGATTTTTTTAATGGAACTTGTTTAATTTCTTCTACTACTGGCATTTCCATTGGTAAAGGAGATGCCTTTGTTGGAATAAAATTAAATTCATCGGGAATATCATTATCAATTGAAATTATATTTTGTTGTGATTGAATAGGTTGTTGAGTAGGTTGTTGAGTAGGTTGTTGAGTAGGTTGTTGAGTAGGTTGTTGAATAGGTTGTTGAGTAAGTTGTTGAATAGGTTGTCGTGTAGGTTGTTGTGTAGGTTGTTGTGTAGGTTGTTGTGTAGGTTGTTGTGTAGGTTGTTGAATAGGTTGCTGATATTCATCAATTAAAGAATGAATATCATCATTTGGTAAATTATTAAAATCTTCATCTGTAATTTCTTCTATAATTTCTTTTTTTATATTTTCTTCAGATATTTGATTATTGCCACTTTGTTCTTCTTCATCTTCATCTAATTGATGTTCCGAAACTTCATCATCAATATCTTCTTCTTCTTCACTACTATCATTATCATTATCATTATCATTATCACTATCACTATCATTATCACTATCGTCATCAACATTATTTAAATAAATATCTAAAATTTCGTCATAAGGTAAGAAAGAGTTTAATGCTTTTTGAATTGCTCTTCTAATTAATTCTAAAGAATTATTAATATTTTTTAATCTCAAACCTGGTTTTTGATCTAAATCACAAATTAAAGTTGGTTCTAAATAATAAGATTTGGATATAAAATTAAAACATTTTTTTAAAAAAGTTATAGTATCAGGGATTTCATATTCAATATTTATTTTTTTTCTTGAAGAAGTTTCAATTAAATTTTTAGTCGAACTAATAATAGTAGATTTAATTAATTTAGGTAAATATTTACAATTAGATTTATGAACTATATATTTGGCATGTAATTTTAAAGTTTCATAATCCCATTCATTAGTATTTTTTAATTCATCTTGAAATTTTTTTAACATAACTCTTTTATTGTGTATATTTTTAATTGATAAATCACATAATTCTTTATATTTCATATAAAAAGGTTCTTTTAATAATTCAAATAAATGTTGTTCATATTGTGTTTTAACACAAGTTAAATAATTAAATTTTGGGGTTCGTTCAATCTTCATAATATATATAGAATATTAATATAAAAAACTTAATTAATTTAATATATACATATAATATATAAATATGAAAAAAAGTGATATTGCAATTTTAGTAGGTATTATTATTGTTGCTTCTTATATATTAAATTTAAATAAAAAAGAAGAAATGAAAGTAGAACAAAAAAATGAAAATAAAGAAGTAAAAGAAGTAAAAGAAAATAAACAAGGTGGTTGGTGGAATAATGTAATAAATTGTAAAGCGAATGGAGATAATAATTTATATTGTAAACCAAAAGAAAAATGGATTTTCCCATATTAATTATAGTTATAAATATGAATAAAATAATAGTTAAATAATTTAAATATAATGTTATATTTATAAATTATATATAATGAAAATTTTAGAATTAAAAACTATTCAATGTATAATTTTTAAAACTTTAATAGAATCATTAAAAGAAATAGTTTTTGATATTAATATACAATTTTCAGAAAAACATATAAAAATAATGAAAATGGACCATTCTCATACAATAGTAGCTTTATTAGATTTAGATACAACAAAATTTGAATATTATAAATGTGAAAGAATAATAAATAATCAAAGAATACCTTATACAGAAGAAAACCCTTTGGTTATAGGAATTAATATATTATATTTATTTAAATTATTAAAAAATTTATCAAATGATGATATATTATCATTAATTATAGATGATGATAATTCAGGTTATTTAGAAATTATTATTCAAAATACGAATAAAAATATTATATCAAAATATAATTTAAATTTAATAGAATTAAATGAAGAAACTTTAATACCAAAAAAAATTAATTATAATAATATAATAACGTTTAATTCAATATATTTTCAAAAATTAATAAAGGAAATGAATTTATTATCAAAAATAATAGAAATTAAATATTATAATAAACAATTAATATTTTCATGTAAAGGAGATTTTGCATCACAAGAAACAATAATGACAGATAAAACAGAAGATATAAAATTTTATAAAGAAGAGAATGAGATTTATCAATCATATTTTAAAGCGAAAACTTTATTATCATTTAATAAATTTACAAATTTATGTAGTCATATAAAATTATATTTAAAAAATGAATGCCCATTATTATTAGAATATTCAATTGGAACTTTAGGAAAAATAAAAATATATGTTTCCCAAACATCTGATAAAAAATAATTATTTTAAAATTTTATCTAATACCTTAACATATTTTTCAAAAGTATAATTATTATATATTATTTGTATATTTTCAATTATATTTTTTTTGAAATTTGAATTTATTTTTTCAATTTGAACTTTATAATGAAGATTTGAATTTATATCAATAATATTATCAAAATACATATTATTTAAAAGAGAATTAGAAATAGATAAACTTCCGAATGATATATAACTTAAAGATCTATAGTCAAATTTATTAGGATCGGAAAAGGAAATAAAAAGATTTTGATCTTGAATTAAATTTTTTTCTTGTAATGAATTTATATAATTAAAAATTTTCAATTTTGGTAAATTTTTATATTTTTTCCATTCATTTGGATTTTTATTTTTTATCATAATTATTTTATCTTTATTAAAATAATCATTGTCTTTTTTTAATAAAATATTATGTTTAAAATTAAACATGATTTCATTTTTAGTATATATTGACATATAAGGCATTATAATAGTATTATCTTTCAAATACATAAATTTTTCTTTGATTTCAAAATCATCGTATAAAAAATTATTATCATATTCAAAAATTCTATAAAATATAATATTTAATTTTTTTAATTTTTTTTCTAAAGAATGATGTTCTTTTAATAAAATATATTTTGTATTTTTATCAATTAATATATTTTCAATATAATCAAAATTATTTATTATTATTATTTTTGAATTTTTCATTAAATGATATTCTGATGGATAAGCTATAAAAAAAACATTTTTATATAAAGTTTTAAAGGCTTTTAAGAAGCCGAATGCGATCAAATCATCTTTATTTGATATAATAGAAATCATAAGTATATATAATTTTTATTATTTTATTATTTTAAATTTAATTTATTCTAATTTAAAAGAACCAAATTTTCCTTTTTTTGTAACATAACCAGCATTAACTAAATTGTTATTTTTTTTAGCAGCAACAGAAGCTTTTTTAGAAACAATATTCCCAGATTTATTGTATTTTAAATCTTTTTTAGTTAAACCACCAGAAGTTTTTTTAGCATTTCCATGCATCACTTCAGCTCTAGAACCAATATTTTGAACAAAATCATTTTTTTTCCAATTATTAGAAAGATCTAATTTTTTAAAATCTTTATCAATGATTAAATATTTTTTAGTTAATTGATTCATTTGTTCAAATATATCATCTCTTTCGTCAGCTAATTCATTTTTTCTATCTTGATTTTCTTCATCTTCAAATTGATTATCTAATTCTTCATAAATTCTATATAAATTATTAATTTTATTAGCCATATTATTTTCTATTATATAATGAATAATCATTTTTCTTTTTTTTTTTTACACAAAAAGGTAAATTATTTTTTGGAGATTCTAATAAAATGGAATTATCTAATTTTTTTTCTATATTTACTATGCGATCATGTAAATAATTAGATGTACCATTACCTCTTTTATTAATTTTATAAAGTTCTCTATAATTAATTTCTAATTCTGTTATTTGATTTGTTAATTCGGCAATTTTTTTTTCTAAAATTATAATTCTATTTTTATATGATTTTCTTTGAGTTTTAATTTTATAATATTTTTGTTTTAATTCATCATTATTATTTAAAACATTATTAATATGATTAGAAGGTGTAATATTATCAATTGATTGAGATAGACCCATTTATTATATATATATTTAGTTAATTTTTTATTAGTATTCATTAAGTAATTTAATATTAAATCCCAATTCATCATAATCATTTTTAACATTATTGATATTTTTCTCTAATAAGATACCTTCAAATTCATTTTTGGGAATTTTATTATTTTCATTATTTAATCTACAATAATCAACAAATTTATTATATAATACTAATGATGATGTAAAATATTTCTGATTTTCATCAGTAGTTAATTCACATTCATTATCTAAAAATTTATTAATAACATTACAATTATGTTGGAATTTTTTATTATATTTTTTAATTTTATCTGGAATTTTTAATTTTTGACCAGATTGATACCATTTAATTGCAAATCTAACAAAATAAGATAAAACTTCATTATCAGAAATTTTATTATCAATATCAGAATCTTTCCATTTATGTCTTGGATTATTGGCATCAAATTTAATATCAGTTTCGTCATCTAAAAATTGAGCTTCAAATTCAATTAAAATCATTCTACGAAATAATGCCGGGTCATTTGAGAATTTTGGTTTAAAATTAGTAAGGATAATTGGAACTAACGCAACTTCAATTAATTCACTTTCTTTATGTAATTTTCTAATTCTCAATTTAGTACCACCAGTAATTCTTTTAACTAACCCTTCATTCATTTCTTCATTTTTATTTGATTCATCCATAATACCAAATCTCTTATCTTGTATATAATTAAGATGAGTTGTTGCGGTACCAGCAGTACCTTTTTTAACACTAAATATTTCAGAATCTAAAATAGTAAAATATTCACCAAATGTTTTATCTAATAATTTTGCTAATACGGATTTTCCATTACTACCTTTATCACCATACCATACAGAAAATTTTTGTTCTTTATTATGACCAGTAATAGAATAACCAATAAAAGTACTTAAAAATTCAATGATTTCTTCTTGTTCTAACATAATATCAGACATAAATTTATCCATATTTGGAGTTTTCATAAATTCATCAAATTCAATATCTAAAAAGAATGTATTATAATCATCAAAACGACGATTAACTAATTTACCAGTTCTTAAATCAATATTACCATTTCGTACAGCAATTGAATCAGGATTACCATTAATCATATCTTCAAAATCAGGATTATTTAATAAATTTGCACCCAAAGTGTTTCTAAAACACTGTTTGGCATATTTTGATCTATTACATTGTTTTCTCATCATAGTAGAATTTTTTAATAAATCATAATATTGTTCTACTTTTGGATCAGATGGATCTAATTTTTTAATTTCATATAATAATTGTTTATTAAAATAATCTAAATTTTGACTAACATAATGTTGAAATAAATATTGGCACATTTGATTTTCATCTTTTTGCCAAATATCACCGTTCCAAAAATATACTTCTAAATTATCTTCTGGACCTTGAGTAATAATTCTTTGATGAAATAATTTATAAAACATTTCACACATTCCTCTTTCATCATTATTTAAATGAAATTTAATTTGATTAAAATTTAATACTTTATATTCATATTGTGATAAACCAATAATATATTCATTGAATTTTATAAAATTATCTTGTTTTGCAAGATTTAGTAATGCTTTATATTGATCATAAAAATTAAAATTTTTTTCTCGGGATTTTTTAATCAAACTTTTAATATTAGTTATTGTAGTTTCATCAAATTTTGAAGAAGTTTTTGACCATTTAATCATTATTCTTTTTGGAATTTCTAAACTAGCTAAAATCATTATAATTTTAGACCATTCTCCATATTCATCGCATTTTTCCGAATTAATAACTTCAAATAATAAAAATTTAATATATTCATAATCTTTAATTTGAATAACATTTTTTTTAATCCAACCATCTCTTTTAAAATCAACATAATTAGTTTTATTTTCATATAATTCATCTAAATCAATAATATCATTTGCATTAAGTTCTTGTAATTTTTTATTTTTTTGTTGTCTATTTTTTTCTTCTTCTTTGATTTTTTCTTTTATACTATTTTCAAAATCAACATTTAATTCAGTTTTATCAGTTTGAATACATAATAATTGAAATTTTTCAATATCGTTAAAATTCACTTCATCTAAAAAATCATAATTACTATTAGGTAAATATTTATTTTTTTTTCTATCAAATTTTTGAACATGATACATTCTAAAACATGAATTATATGCATTATCATCTAAAAATTTATCATTATTTTTACTATTTAAATATTTAACTAATTTTCTACAAAATTTTTTATTAACTAGAATATTAGGAAAATATACATGATAATTTTCTTTAGATTGATTTTTTAAAATATGATATGTAAAATCCAATTCTTTTTCTTGATTTTTTACTAATATTCTTGATAATTGTTCTGATAATACTTTTACTGTATCATGAATATCAATATTTAATGTATATTTATCAATATCAAAATATAATTTAAATATATCTGTGATTTTTTCACATAATGAACTTTTTTTAATTTTTAATAAATGTTTATATAAATTATCATATTCATTACTAGGTATATTAAATAACCCACCTTTTAAATCTTGATGTGTATATTTTTTAGTACCACTAGAAACTATATATTTTTTTAATATATTACTCATTATCTGATTATTTTTTTTTAGAAAGAAATTTTAAAAAAAAAAAATAAAAATATATTTTTATTTTTAATATTATTAGTAAAGAATTAATTTAATGAAGTGGAGAATGATCAACAATCATTCCACAAAAATTTGTTTTATTTTTTGAATAATTAACATTATCATAAATACCTATTTTTATTGCATTAATTAATAAAAATTTGAAATTTTTATTAAATTCCTCATTGTGTCCATAAGATACAGACATAATATGTGCCAATTCATGAATAGTGACAAACATTAATATGTTTATTTTATGTAAAATTTGAGTTTTTTTACTTCGTAAACATAAATTAACTTGTTCGCCTTTATCAATACTATAAGAAGTACCACTATCATTTAAATTTGTTTCTTGAATATTATCTTCATCATATCTATTAAATAATCTTTGAACACGAGGATCTTTGGGAAAATTTTTTTTTAAATAATTTAATAATAATTCATTTCTGTCTTTAATAGTTGCCATAATATCAGCTGCTTTATATCTATTAGGTAAATCTTGAACTAAATGAAAATCTTCATCTTTATCAGATTTAAGATAAACTAAATTTCTATCATTAAAAATTAAATATTTTAAAACAATAAAAGTACCGAAACAAATTATTAAGAATTTTACAAATTTGTCATCTGACATAATTTTATTTTAATATATAAATACAAAATAAATTAAAATAATAATTATATTTATAAATATGACAGATAATAACTCAAATATTATAGAAGAAGAAAATAACAATGGAAATATATCTGCCTTTTCACAAAATATAAGATCATCGCGCCAAGGAGATTTTAGACAACGAATAGAAAATATATTATTTTTAATTAATCGTTATAATAATATTCGAGATATAGAAGAATCTGAAGAAAATAATAATAATTATTATTATAGAAGAATGAATGAATATTCCAGAGATAGTTATCGAAGAAATAAATATCTTGAATCAAGTTTAATACCGATTTTAAAAAATAAAGTAATAAAATTTAATGGGAAAGATTATTCTTATTATCATTTATGTCAATTAAATTTAATTTTTAAGAATAAATATAATATAATATTAAATCTAGATTTTACAGCGAAAAAGATATTATTAAAAATAAAATATATAGTTCGTTTAAATATATTAGATCAAGAAATTATATGTAATAATATTGAATGTGATAAAAATTTTTGTAATGGTAAAATACATTTAATTTCAAAACAAAGAAGATTATTAACAAAGATTGAAGAAGAAACTACAGAAAAATTAATGGAAGAATTAGAAAGTAAAATTCAAGATTTTAAATATTGTATAGAATGTAATAATTTATGGGATATTAGAACTAATGATAGATATAAAAATACAGAAGTCAATTATGATGTAAAAGAAGAAAAAATTGAAGATTTTGATGTATGTGATAATTGTATAATTCAAAGTTCATTAAATCATAGAACACTAAAAGTTTTAGAACAATGTTCAATATGTTTAAAACCAATATATGAAAATAACTTTACAAAAACTTTATGTAAACATATATTTCATAAACATTGTATTAATACTTGGTTAGAAAAAAAAAAATCTTGCCCATTATGTAGATTTAGATTAAAAAATATACATGATAATATACTTATAGAAGAACTTTAAATTATTTGAGTTCTTAAATTATTATCTCTTTCTAAATATTCAATATTTAACATAATCATAGTTTGTACACTATCTTTAATAGAACCAATATGATCAGCACCAAAGTTAATTAAATTATTATTAGGATCATAAAAACTAATAGTGAATTTTTTTAAATTAGCAATTGGAGTTATAAAATTATGACAATTATGTCTAATTTCACAATGAATAAAATCAGAAGTATTATTGTGTTTTTTTGGAATCAAAATTGCAAAAGCATCATCTGCGAAACCATTAGTACTAAATATATCATTATTATGTAATTCATTGATTTTTAAAATAATATAAGAATAATCTAAGGCAACTTTTGGTAAAACAACATTGTCAATATTAATTTTAGTAATATTTTTAATATTAGTATTAATAGAAGCACCAATATATGTAGGATCAGGATTAAAAGAAATAATAAAATTATTAGTATTAGGATAAGATTCTTTATTTCTATGTCTAGAATCAATTAAAATACATTTAGAAGATATTATATTTTTTTTTAGAGGTAAATCTTGAATAATTTTATGATAAGCTTGTGGTTGTTTTTGTATAATAATTCTATTGTCATCTTTTTCATCATTATGTGTATGTTCTAAAAATTTTTTAAAATTCATAATTATATATATGATATATTATGATTTTTATTTTAATTTAATTTATTATTCTTTGTCAGAATCGGAATCATTTATTGGATCAGGTTTACGAAATTGACTTTTTTTCTTTTTTTCTGGTTCTTCTTTTTTTTCTTTCTTTCTTTTTCTTCTTCGTCTTTTTTGAGAAATAGATTCATCTTCAGAAGATTCGGATTCAGTATCAGAAAAATCATCAGTTGATAAATCACTATCATATTTGACATCTTTAAATTTATCTTGTTCTCTCATCCTAGCTCTTTCTTCATTTTTTCTTTTTCTTATTTTATCAATTTTTTCTTTAGATTTTTTTTCTTCTACTTTTTTATTTTCTTCAATTGCTTTTTCAATTAATTTATGTAAATCAACTTCTTCGCCATTTTTATCAGAACCAGCAATTTTAACAGGTAATAATTTTTTAATTGATTTTTCTTTATCATAAGTTTCTACATAATCAATTAATTCTCTTTTGAAATTTAATTTTAAAATTCTTTGATTTGACTGATATTCTTCTAATTTATTATTATATTGTTTAATAAAATCAATAGGGACTTCTTGAATACTTTTATTAATAATTAAATCATTAGTATGTTCATAATTTATATCAATATAAGTTTCTTTGTAATCATTTAAGAATAACCACCACATTTTATTAGCGAAATATTCTTTTAAAGTTTTAATTGGTAAATTTTGATAAAAGAAAATACTTTGCCAACTAATATATTCTTCAAAATCTTTTAATTGGGGAACAGTAAATTTATAATTTTTGGATAAATTAGTCCAATCTAAATATTCTTTAAATTCTTTAATATGGTTAATAGTTAGATATTTATTTCGGGATAAATTTGCAAAATTAATATATTTTTTAAATGTTAAGCAAAATTCAACATCTAATTTATCATAAAGAGACATATAGTCCCAATTAATTTTTAATTTACTTACTTTAATATTAAATTGTCTAATTAATTTAACTAATTTTTCTTGTTGATCGGTTCTGACATATTCACAGAAGAAATTTTCATCAATATTTGGTTTTTTCATCTTTAAAATGTTATATTTTAAAAAACTCATGATATTATATTATATATAAATATATTAAAAAATCTTTAATATATTTTTAAGTCCATTATTATATAGTTTTTTTTTTCAATCACAATTTAATATTTTTTTTTCCTTTTCTTTTTTCTTTTACTTTTTGTATTATTTTTTTCCAATTCTAATTCTTTTTTTAAATTTTCATTATATTTTTTATTTTCAATTAATATAGATTTTAAATCTTCTAACCACATATTTTTAATATTTCTCAATTCTAATTCTTTTAATTCATTGATTTTTTCATTACATTCATTTTCTAATTGATTAGCTCTTTGTAATGTCAAACTTCTGATATGCATAGTTGTTAAATAATTAAAAGATAGTTCATTTGAAGAATTTAATAATTTTTTAAAATTATTTTGAACCAAATCATTTTCTAATTTTTCATCAGTTGTATCTAAAATATCTATTCGTTTACTTTTTACCATTCGAATAAATCTCACTTTATTTGTTAATTCATCTACAATATATTTTAATAATTCTATCATTTTTTGTTTTCTTAAATCATAATATTTTAAACGAATTTTATACCAAACGTTCATTATTTCATCTGTATTTTTATATTTTTGAATATTGTTATTTTGATCAAATAAATACATATTAGTTTCAGATAAATTTGTTGTTAATTTTAAAGTTTTTAGAATATGTTCTCTTCCTTTTGATGTCATTTTAGTATATTGAATTCCCGAAAATTCTAACTCAAAATAAATATTTGATTCAGTTGAATGATTATTATAATTTTTAATACATTGTAATTTCAATTCTCTTTTATTTGATACTGTTTTATCAATTAATATTTTTTCTAAAAATACTTTATATTTTTCTGTCCAAGTACCAATCGGTAATTCTTTAATAATAATTGTATTGTTTTGATTATTTAATTCATAAATACCTACGCTTTGATATTTATTATTACCTAAACTTTCAATTTCTCCTTTAAATGAACGATACCAAGGTGTTAATTTTTTAGGAACTCGATCATCAATTCGATCTTTGATATTTTTTACTAAATCCTCTAATTTATGTGACAAAACTGTTGTTGAAAATCCAGTACCAATTCCATTTGTTCCATTTAATAATATTAATGGAATACAGGGCATATACCATTCTGGTTCTATTGATAAATTATCTGATTGAAGATAGTTTAATAATTTATTATCATTAATATTAAAAATTTTCTTTGTAATCGGCGATACATTTGTAAAGATATATCTTTCGCTTGATCTATCTTCGCCTCCCAATAATCTCGTTCCAAATTGTCCATTTGGTAAAAATAAATTACAATTATTTGATCCTACATAATCTTGTGCCATTTTAATTACAGTTGATACAATTGATGCTTCGCCATGATGATAATCAGTTTTTTGACCAATTAAACCAGAAAATTGTGCTACTTTAATTTCTTTTGATGATAAATAATTTAATCCAGTATATAAAATTTTCCTTTGTGTTGGTTTTAATCCATCTACTAATGAAGGAATTGATCTATGAATATCATAATTAGAAAAATGTATCAATTCTTTATTAATAAAATCAGAAATTGGAATATCTTTTAATTTGTGATTTAATACATCTTCTTTATCAAATTTTAATAACCATTTTTTCCTTTGATCTGCTTGATCTTTTTTAAATCCCAAATTCAATGATTTATTTGCAAATTCATCCCATGAATATGTTACTATTTTTTGTTCAATATTTTCCAAACATCCTTTTGCTTCTTTTGCATTTGATGTACCCAATCCCTTATAATATTTTGTCATCCATTTTTTTAAATTTACAGTTTTTTTCCAATTTTCAAAATCAGTTAAGGTATAAAATTGTAATGTTTGTGTAGTTCCTTTTTTAAATGCTTTTACAATAGGTGTTATTAAAGATTTAATAAATCCTAATTCTAATAATTCTGGCCAAAATGTATGGAAAAAATTCATTACTAAACCTTTGATATGTGATCCATCTGTGTCTTGATCTGTTAAGATAATTATTCCACTATATCTCAATTCATTCAATGATTTATATTTATAATTTTGTTTTAATCCTAAAATTTTTTTTAAATTATTAATTTCTTCATTTTTTAAAATTTTTTCTGGACTTTGATCTTTAACATTTAATAATTTCCCTTTTAACGGAAAAATACCATATTCATCTCTTCCAATTTGACTTATTCCAGACATAGCAAATGTTTTTGCTGAATCTCCTTCCGTTAAAATTAATTTACATGTTCCACATTTTTTTGTTCCGGCCCAATTCGCATCTTCCAATTTTGGTATTCCAGTAATTCTTTTTTTCATTTTTCCATCTGTTTTTTCTAAATTTTTTTCTTCTTTAAAACGAGCAAAACTTAAAACTTCTTCAATTATTCCAATTTTATTTAATCCATTTACAAATTTTTTTGGTAAATCATATGATGAACCAAATTTAGATGATCTAGTTTTCATTGATTCTTTTGTTTGTGAATTGAATGATGGATTTTCAATAAAAGATTTAATAAAAATATGCATCTTATCTTTAATATATGATTTTTTAACATCTACCTTTTTCTTTTTTAATTTTGCCATATATTCTTTAATTATTTTATTTGTAATATAATCAACGTGTGTTCCACCTAAATTTGTATTAATTCCATTCACAAATGATATTTGTTCAAAATTATCATCATTCATATATAATCCTATGCTCCATCTTTTATTTGTATCTTCATCTACTAAAATTTTTTTATCTTCTCCATCTTTTAAATATAACTTAATATAATCTTCGAATTTTTTTATTGCTATTTTTTTACCATTATATGATACTGATACATTTTTATTTGTATTTACGGCAATATCATAAACTCTTTTTTTCATTAATGAAATTATATCATCTGATAATTTACTAATGTTAAAACGTTTTAAATCGGGTTTAAATACAATTTTTGTATAACCTGCTTTATCAGAATCTGTAATTTTTTCTTTACTTTTTTTCCCCATATTATTTTTCCAAGTCATTTGAAATTTTTTCTTTCTTTCATCATCTACTGTTTCTAATTTAAATTCATTTGAAAAGATATTAGTTAACTTTGCTCCATAACCATTTTTACCTCCAGTTATTCTCTTTTCATTTTTATCATAATTTCCCGATGTTAATAACATTCCAAAAATCATTTCCGGGATATATACCTTTTCGCTTTCTTTATAAATGATTGGTATTCCTTTACCATTATTCCATATTGTTATTTCATTTTTATCCTTATCAATTTTTACTTTGATTTGTGTCGTATTTGTTCCATTTCTTACTGTTTGGTCAAATGAATTTAATAAAATCTCTTCGAAAATTCTTTGTAAACCAGCAATATAAATTATTTTTCTTTTAGTAATTTTATTTTTTGTTTCATTAAAAATATATAATGATTCTTCTTGTTTTTCGATACTTCCAATATATGTATCTGGAATATCTAATATATGTTCCAACTGAGATTTTTTTTGATACTTATCTGCAATTGTTTGATTGTAAGTAGCCATATTAATATTTAGATCTTATAAAATAGTTTTTAATAAATTTTAAAAAAAAAAAATAATTGAATATTATATAATCAAACATAATTATGGGTGGCAAACAATCAAAAGAAACAAATAAAGAAATCTTAAATGATACACGAGTTCAAAATAGTATTAAAAAATTCAATGATACTATTACTGAATCATCTGTTTCTATGATGCAAAAAACCATGGTTGAAGCAGCAGCAGACATGGAAGTTAATAATAAGATATCAATCAAGGGGGTTAAAACCCATGGAGCTTTTGTTTTAGATGGAGTATCCCAAAAAAATATGGTTAAAATGAATTTATCTGTTCTTTCTAAAGCTGATATGAAAGCCGATATGGTTGCAGATATGACTGCTAAAATTCAATCACAATTAGAAAATTCTGCCAAATCTGCTTCTGATGCTTCTGAAAAAGAAGGCGAAGATATTATATCTGGCATAACAAATGCTGTTGCCGATACTATGCAAGGTGCAGCGGCCGCCGTAACTGGTACTGATACTTCTAGTATAGAGAATACTAGTGTGAAAAATATAATGAATGTTGATAATGAAACTGAGCTAATTAATAAAGTGAAAAATAGTGTAACCTCAGAGATGGTTAATGATACTGTTACTAATGTTTCTTTGAAAATGAAAGCGGGCAATGAATTAGAAATTGAAAATATTGAAGCAGGGGATGGCGTTGTTATTTCGAATTTAGATCAAGAAAATGTAATTGATACAATGATGTCTGCTGTTGCCGAATCAGGTTTAGGTAATAAAATTTTATCTAAAATGATGAATGTTGATGAAGCCGATATTAAAAATGCTGCTGATACAGCAACAGCTCATGCAGAAGAAACAGTTGGTACATTAGATGCAGCCGGTGATGCTGTAAAAGATGTAGGTGAAGCTGCTTCTGGCGTAATAGATTCTGGTGCTGGTGCAATAAGTGCTAGTCTAACTGCATTGGTTATGCCTTTAATAGTGATTGGTGTCATTGGAGTTGTTGGTTTAGTTGTAGTCAAACCTTTATTATCAAAAGGCATGGATAAATCTAAAGTAGATGCATCAGGTAAAATGACTTTTGGCGCAGGTTTATTTAAAGGCGGTTCTCTCAAAAAATTATTAAAAAAATCATTTATTAAAAAAGTAATAAAACAATTACAAAAATATGCAACGATTGATAATTTAATTATTATTTTAGCGTTAATGGTTGGTTATAAATTCTTGCCAAAAATTATAAACTTTATTAAAAATAAATTAAAAAGAAAAGAAAGTTTTACAGATAATGAAAACGATAAAATTATCAAATTAAAAAATAATGTTGGTCAATATTTAATACAAGGTGAAGAAACCCTTGAATTTGGTGATGAAGATAAATCTTTAAATTTTTTATTAGAAATAATTGAACCTGGTAAAAAAATACAATTGAGTTTTATAGATAATACAGATCAATTAAGAGTTCTTGCTTTAAATAAAAAAAATGGTATAAAAATGGTTCAAGCAAAACCTTCAAGACCTTTAAAAGGACATTTACATTATCAATCTCATGATGAAGGTAACAAATTTCAACTTCACAAAGGATCAAAATGGGTTGGATACAATATAGAAGAAAATAATTTTTTTCAGACTAGAAATCCCAATAATGCATTCCAATTTCATTTTGATATGGTAGGAGATGCTGAACAAGTATAAATTCTAAATTAATATTTAAATATAAATTAATTGTAAAAATAATATTATATATATATATATATTATATAATAATGCCAGCGGTAAATGGAAACATGGATGAAAATTATTTTAGAAGTATTATAAAAAATATCGATTATATTTATGATGATCTTTTTGATCAAAACGATATGGAATTAATTGAACAAAACACATTTTTTGATACAGAAGAAGATGATGAAGCAATTAAATTAACTTCAAAAGGTTTAACGCAAGAAGATGCTCAAAATTTAACTGATACTGTGTGGCAAAGATGGAATGATGAAGTTTTTCATTCTTTTGAAAAAATCTATGCAAAATTAATTTGTTGTCTTGGTAATAGAAGTAGTAATAAAAAAGAAATGGTTTTAGCAATTCCTGTCTATAAAAATGGCCAAATAGAAATAGATGAAAGAACATATAGTATAGAAAATGCACAAGAAACATGTACTTTTAATGGTAGAAATTATTATGATGATAATAGTACATCTAATGGATATGAATTAAATTGCGAAGCTTTAATGAATAAATATTGTTTATTTTTACAAAAATATGATCCGGAAAATCCGTTAATTGATGATTTATGTGGTTGTATTTTAGGTAAAAAATATATTTCTCCAGCTTTATTAGAACCTGCAAATACAGCAGCTTTAGCTATGGTAGAAGGTCAAAGAAATTGTGGAATTGGGCAATGTCTTAAAGGTTATAGAAGACAAAGTGATAGAGCACAATGTGTTAGTGAAATTAATATTTGTTCTAATAACATAGATGTTTCTGATATTCAAGCAAATTCTGCTGAATTTGAGAACATTAAATTAGATAATAACTGTGGTGGTACAAGGGTGGCAGCACCTACAAATAATGTAGATATACCAGAAGAAGAAGAAGAAGAAGAAGAAGAAGAAGAAGAAGAAGAAGAAGAAGAAGAAGAAGAAGAAGAAGAAGAAGAAGATATTCAAACTTCAAATAATGAAGACCCTTCTTATGGACAAGAAGTACAATCATCAGATGCATCAGCAGGAGAAGAAGAAGTACAATCATCAGATGCATCAGCAGGAGAAGAAGAAGTACAATCACAGTATCAACAGCAACCAGTACAAGAATTGGGATTTTTTGAAAAATTTGTTAAATGGATTAATAGTTTATTCGGAATTGAAGGATTTTCACCAAAAAATAATAAATTTGACCAAATGTATAGTGTATTTTCTATTATTGTTATTTATATGTTAATTTTTAAAGATCCATTAAAAATCAAAAAAAAATTACAAAAGATGTTTTAATTTAAGTCCATAATTTAAACTTATTTTTTAAAAATAAATTTAAATCTTTACATTTTTTTATAAAGATCTAATAAATCCATAATCATAAATCTGTATCTCGCACTAATTCTATCTTTTTCACCTTTAAGTCTTTTTAAGACTTCTAATTTTTCTTCAAATATTTTTTTATCATTAATTTTAGTTAAAAATTTACATAAACATTCAATATATTTTTCTGTATCAGAACCTTTAGATTCTAATTTATTAAATAAATAATCAATATAATATCCCAATGTTTCTCGATTTACAATATTAATATGATATAATGATGTAATAAAATTAAATAATCCAATAAATCTTGTTTTATCTTTAACATTTTTACAAAATAAATCATAATTTTTATCAAGCATTGAATTTTCATATTTATCTTCTAATAAATCAATTAAATCTTTGAAAATTTTATCAAATACTGTTTTTGATTCATTACTATGAAAATTTTGATAAACTTCTGCATAGAGATCACAAAATGTTGGTTGAGAAATTGCTTTATTTAATAAATTTTTAACAGTGTAATCTAACAAAACATCTTTTTTCTCTTCCAAAATAGCTTTAATAATCGTTGTTATTGGTTTAATATTATCTTTTGAAAGTTTATTCAAATTACCATTAATTTTTTTCTCCAACTCTTCTTTATTAAATGTTTTTAATTTTTCCAACCGTTCTTTTTTGACATTCATATTAATTTTTGTTCGAATATTAAGTACTTTCAAAGATTTTTCTGGAATAAAAGTTTTTCTTCCACAATATCTTTGATTATAAAAATAATCAATATCATATGATTTGACTTTTTGTTGTTGTTTTTGTTTTGTATTTTTTCTAAGTTTACTCATAATGAATATATAAAATATATATATTATAAATTTTATTAAAAAATTTGGATTATCAAAAATTTTTCAAATATTATCAAGGGGTTTGATATAATTTAGGAACTTATAAATAAAATAATGATAAATTTTATTTTTTTTTAAAATTTAATTGAAAAACTTAATTAAAATATCTATGGATAATAATAAATTACAGAAAAAAAAGAAAGTAACATTTTCAGAATTCAATCGAGTTTATATTATACCGAATAGAGATCAACTAAAATTATTAGAATATGATCCATTAGTATTAAATAAAAAAAAAGGGAGATTTATGATTTCTACATTTGAATATAATTCTGAAAAGACTTAAATTTTTTTTCAATTTTTTTATCTTGTCTCGAAACATAAAAACGTCTTTTTTCTTCCATAGCCAATTCTTGTTTTTTTTTAACTTTTATTTTTAAAGCTTGTTCTGGAGAAATTGAAAAATTTTGATTAGCTCGTTGTCGTTTATAATCATCTATGGATTTATAATTTTTTTCTCTATGATTAGTCATATTTTGTGTATCAAATTCAGTATAAGCTTTTTGAAAATCACAATAATTTGAACCTTGTTTACCTACATTTTGAGAAAAATCTTTTACATATTTTACACCTAATTTTTTATAATTATCAGTAGTTAATTCGATAGGTTCTGGTTCTTCATAAACTTGAATTTCTAATTTTTCTTGTTTTTTATTTTCATTTCTTCTTTGTATTTCATCATAATCTAATCTTTTATTACTTCTTTTTGATTGATAACCTCTATCATCTGCATCAGAAATTTTATGTAATTCAAATAATTTATTAAATTTATTTTTATCTAAATTTTTATCATTTGGATTAATTTTCATTTTACTAAATTCTTTATCTAAAGATTCTGTTTGAAAATTACGAGAATTAGTATATTTATCAAAAGTTCTTTGTTCTTTTTGTAATTGTTTTTGTTGATCTATTTTATATTTATATAAATATGAATAAGCATTTTTAATAATTTCAAAATTTCTAGCATTACCACCGCGATCAGGATGATTTATCAAAACTAATTTTTTAAAATTATCTCTAATTTGTTTTAAATCAGCATCATATGAAATTCCCAAAACTTTATATGGATCTAATTCCATTCTATATATTTTATTATATCTTTTTTATTAATATGTTTTTTTTAAAATTTATTATATAATACCGATTAAAAAATGACATTAAAAACATTTATTAAATATAATGTTATGAAAAAGAAGAAACGAATTGTCACCGAAGATTATTTTTGTAATAAATTAAGAAATAATGAACAATATAAATTAATTTCTAAAATTAAAGAATTGAAAGTTGATGTATCAAAATTAAATTTAAATTGGAATTTCATTAGTTTAAATGATAATTTAACAATTCCATTTATTTCATATTTTAAAGATTATATTAATTTCCATGATTTATCTTTAAATAAAAATTTAACGTCAAAACATTTAAATAAATTTAAAAAAGTTTTAGAATGGGATATATTAAGTGAACATTATAATTTTACATTAGATGACTTACATATTTATAAAAATTATATTAATTGGAAATTTATTTTCTTTTATAAAAATATCCCATCTGAAATTATAAAAGAGGATTTTTATAAAAAAATGTGGTGGTTATTTTTAGATGATCAAATATATAATAAAGATGATCTTGAATATATAAAATATAATAATATGATAATGAATAAAAACATGAATACGATACCAAAACAATTAATAGATCGGTTTGAATATACATTATTAGAATATAAAAGAAATAAAATCGTTTTGAAAAATGTATTAAAAATCCAATTAAATGAGTTATATAAAGAATTTATTAATAATCAAAAAATCGTAGATTTAAAAAGAATTGATTGTAATCATTTCCTAGTTGAACATAAAGATCAAGGAATACAAAATGAAAAAAAATTAAAAATTAAAATCAATTGTGATGAATCAACACAAACAGAAGAAAATATTTTAGAATGTTCATTGCAACCATCACTATTTATATCTAGTGAAAAAGTTGAAAAATTAACACAAACAAATTTTGAAAATGAATGTTTAATTGATATAAAAAATATTCAAGATGATATTATAAATAATATATGTGAAGATATTATTGATGATATAGTTATTGAAATTTAAATAAGTTTATAAAAAGTATATTTAATATATTATTTATAATTAAAATTTAATATAATCATTACAATACTTATTTTTATCTATCTATAGTATTTTAATTAATTTAACTATTAAAATTGAAATAATGAATAATTCAAACAATGATTAAAACATTACATATTGATGATTTAGATCATGAATATATTACTTTTGATATAGATACTCATTATATTAATGGATTAAGAAGAATATTATATTCTAAATCCGTCGGGAGCTGTTTTAATCAAAAAGATATTGCTATTATAGAAAATAATACATTAATGAATAATGAAATTTTAAGGCATCGAATATCTTTAATACCTATTAAATCAATATATGATTTAACATGTGAATTATTTATAAAAAATACAACAGATAAAATTATTGATGTATATTCTGATGATATAAAAATATTAAAAGGAGAAGGTGAAATAAGAAAAAATATTTTAATTATTCAATTAAAACCTATGGAAAAAATTCATATGAAAATGAATTCTTCGAAATATTCTGGTGTAAAATCAACAATATATAGACCATTTTCTGTTTGTCATTTCAAAATTATGAAATTAATTTATTTAAAAAAAAATTTAAAAAAAAAAATCAATTTAAATATGAATATTTATAAAAATGATTTAGATAAATTTGAAACAATAAAAAATTATGAAATTTTTGGTTTTACTAGTAATTTAAGAGATTATACTGATCCATTGGCTAAATTTTTAAATAAAGATGATTATATTATAAAAGAGGCATATTATAATAGTAAACCTGTTTATAGTTTTAATATTGAGTTTTTTTTTAATGAAGAAAACTTTATAAAAAAAAGTTTATCATTATTAATATATGAAATTAAAGATTTTTTAAATAAAAAAATCGAATTAATTCCAAATAAAAATGATAAAAAAACTATTTTAAAAATTGATAAAGGAGATTATGGTATTTTAAATATATTATCTCAAGAAATTAGAAAAAATGATATTATTAAATATTGTGCTTATAATAAAGAACATCCCTTAGATGATTTTATTTTATTAGAATATATTACTTTTAATACTAATAAAGATTATTATAATATTATTCATGATAATGTGAATAATATTGTAAATTATATTAAAAATATTCAATTTATTTAATTTTAGAATATTCATTTATAATATCATTATAATGTTCTTCGATATAATCAATGATTTTATTTTCGATTGCCCATTTAAAAAAATTCATTTGTCCCACTGTCGTTATAATAATTCGTTTTTTATGTTCTAATTCAAATTTATTATTTCTTTTATATGGATCAAAAAATTTCTTATTAAATGATTTTAATTGATTTTTATATTCATCATTTATATAAAAAAAATCATTGTTTGATTTTTTTATTATTATATTATGTTTTTTCGAATAATTTGTTATAAAATATTCAATTATTATTATTTTTATTTTATTTTCTGTTATTAATTTTATAAATTTATCAATATAAGAATTTTTTGACTCAATTAATGATTTATATAACATTATTAATTGATTATTATTATTTTTCTTCTTTTTTTCTATAATAAATAATTTTTTAACTCTGGGCATCGAGTTATATAATATATTTTTTTATATTATTAACTTTAATTTATTTATATAATAATATTTAAATCGTTATAAATATTATTTTATTATTTAATATACAAATGGACCATTTTAATAAACAAATAGATGAAGAAATTGGCGTTTTTATTAATATAAATAAAGATTTAAAAAAAAAAGAAGAAATATTATTTAAAAATATTAAAAATATTATAAAATTACATAAAAAAAAAAATAAATTTTTTCTAGAAAAAAATAATTTTTTTATAAATAATATTAATATTTCTGAAGAATTAAAAATATTTTTAAATATTACAAATAATAATAAATATAGTTTAAATGAAATATATAATTTATTTTTTGATTTTTTAATTAATAATAAAATTTTAATAAACAAAAATATAATTAATTATGATGAAAAAATTGAAAAATTATTTAATTTAAATAAAAAAGATATTTTAACTTTGAATAATTTAAATTTTTATTTACAAAAACATTTTATTTAATTTATTGACATTTACTTCTTTTTGTTACATCACGGAAATTTCTTGCTATATTATAAAAGAAATATATTAATACCCCACCAAATAATTTATTGACTATTGGTATCATTTGAACAATTTTTAATGCTAATCCCACTAATGGTACAAACATTAAGAATGTATAATAACCAAAATAAAATATCATTGGTATAATAGATGCATATAAACCATCCCAAAATAATTGTTGGAATGAATAACCTAATCCTAAACCATCTATTTTTGCTTGTGCAGCATCTCTATCTCCTTTACCTTTTTTTAAATTTTTTGTTATTTTTTCTAATTCTTTTCTTTTTTTATCAACCTTTTCTCCACATTTTGTACTTTGTTCCCAATAAAATATAAAAATTATTAATAAGATTGTTTGGAGATATTCTATTATTCCTGGTGAACTTAAAAATACTGATAATACTCCTGCTCCTCCTTTTTGCATATTTTTTAATCTATCTTTTGTTGTTTGTGGTAAATAACCATATTGTCTTTCATTTATTGTTATTTTTACCCCAGAATCTATTTTATTATTTATTTTTTTATCAAATGCTGCTAAATTTTTTGCAAATGCTGCCTTATTTTTTCTTTCTCTTGTTTTTGCCATTATATATTGAAATGGAAATGGAATGAGTTTAACTAAAAATGGTGCAAATATTAACCATAATGAAGTGTTGGAAAATTTAAACATTTTATCAAAATTTGTAATAATCATCCATAAATCTTTAAAAAATTGTAATAATGAATCTAACATTTTCATTTATATTATAAAAATATATATTTAATTTATATATTATGGACACTATTGTTAAATTTACAATTAGTTTATTTATTTTTTCAATCTTCTTATTATTTTTTAAAATAACTAAAAAAGTAAGCTTAAATTATCAAAATATTAATAATAAAAATATTGATAATAATAATAATAAAAATAATAAAAATAATGATACTGATACTTCTCAAATCAAATGGAAAATTAATAATTAATCATATAAATCTGCTCTATATATCATTTCATTTATAAATTCCCTCGCTTCTCTATTATAATGTTTGATTAAATTAAATATCGCTATTAAATATAAACATATGAAAAATAAAAATACTACTAAATCTAACATTTTTATCATTTTTTATTTATCAATTTTAATTATAATTTAATATATAATGATTCGTTATTGACTATATCTCTCAATATTTTACTATGAATTTCATTTAATTTATTATATAACTCATATTTTTCTAAATTTGTACATAACACTTCCAATGTACAAATTAAATTATCTAATTTTAATATATCTTTAATAAAATTACCACTATAATTATCAAAATATAATTCATGATAATTATATCCTTTACACCATTTATAACAATATTCTATCATATCTAAATTTAACTCCCAATTTGTATTAATAAAAATTTGTAATAATTCTTCTTCTTTTAATAATTTATAATTTAATTCTTCTATCTTTTTAATTTTATTTTTTAATTTATCTTCGATATCTAATACTGATACATCTCCAACTTTCATTTCTTCATTTAAACATGATGTATTTAAAAATAATGCTAATACTCCGCATATTTCTCCATCATCTAAATCATCAAAATAATTATTTACCAATAATTCTGTTAATAAAATTTCATTACATTCATTTATTTGACTTGCAATTATCCCTTTGATTTTTACATTTTCATTTGTAATATCTTTTGTTAATACATCTTCAATATAATTATATTTCTTTAAATATTCCATCACTTTATTTAATGATTGATATATTACATTATTATAATCAATATTTTCAACTGATTCTTTTAAATAATTTAATTCACTATTTATTTCATATTGTTCTAAATAATTTTTATAATCATTTTTAAAATCTTCTTCACTTTCCATTTTTTTAATATATTTTTTTTCTTTTTTCTTTAGTTGATTTTTATTTTGTAAATTATAATATTTTTCATAATCTTCTTTTGATCTTTTTAATTTAGGTAATTTTTTTAAATATTCTTCTCCTTCTTTATATCGTCTTTTGATTCTTTCATTTTCATTATTATTTTGTTTAAACATTAAAGTATTTTGTAAAAAATTATTAAAATCATATTCATTATTTAATAAAATTTTTAAAATAAATTTATAACTTAAATCAAATTTAGATACAATATTATTACTATTTCCACACATTGTTATTTTTAATCCCGTTGGTACTGGTAAATCAAATAAATTTGCCATTAAAATTACTGTACCAATTTTATCCAGACCTCTTCTTCCTGCTCTTCCTGACATTTGTAAATATTCACTTGTATTTAAATAACGAAATTCACTATTTGTATATTTTTGTAAACTTGTAAATATTACTGTTTTTGTTGGCATATTAACTCCAATCGCAAAAGTTTCTGTAGCAAATAAAACTTTAATTAATCCTTTTGAATATAAAATCTCAATAATTTCTTTATATACTGGTCGTAATCCCGAATGATGAATTGCAACTCCTTTAAACAATAAACTTTGAATTTCAAGAAATTCTTCTGATTCTAAATACATTTTTGGATAATCTAATTTATGAATATTCCAATTAATAATCTTTTGAATTTCATTCATTTGTTGTGGTGTTATTAATGATTGTTCAATACATTTTGCTAATTTTAAACATTTTTTTCTTGAAAATACAAAAAATAAACACGGTAGTAATTTTTTCTTTTTCAATAAAGATACTAATCTTTGTATTACTATTACATTATTATTATATGAATTGTGATATTGATAATCTTGTTTTTTTAATTGTTTAATTATCTGATAATTAAATTCATTAAAGTTACCTACATTGTCTAAAATATGAATTAATTTATTCGTATTTTTACTATGTAATTTACAAAATTCTTGATCTTTTACTCTTTTTGGATATCTTGATGTATAATAAATATAATGATTTAATGGAATGATTCTTTCTTTTTTTGGAATTAAATGACAAGGTTTTTCTTTAACTTTTTGTAACCATAGTGCAATTTCTGATGCATTATTCATTGTTGCTGATAATAATACTAAATTAATAGATTTTGGTAGTAATACGAAACATTCTTCCCAAACCTTACCGCGATCTGCATCATTTAAATAATGTGCTTCATCAAAAACAACACATCCTACATCTTTTGTTAAATCAATATTTAAATCTAATTTATAATCGATTTTTGAATCATCATATTGTTTTTTATATAGTAAATTTCTTAAAATTTCAGTCGTCATAATAATAACATCAGCATCGGGGGAAAATTTTATGTCGCCCGTTAATATACCAAACGAGATGTCTTTGAACTTCTTTTTAAATTCATAAAATTTTTGATTTGATAATGATTTAATTGGAGATGTATAAATTGTTTTTTTGCCTTTTTTCCAAGCATTAATCATTGCGTATTCTGCACAAATTGTCTTGCCACAACCAGTACTCGCTGTTACTAATACATTATCACCATTCATTGTTTTTTCGATACTATGTTTTTGAAAATCATCTAACTCAAATGGGTACATTTTAAATTCATTTAACAAAACTTCATCATTTGTTTTAAATTCTTGGTCTAAAAGACTTAAAGTATTCATATTGTTATTAGTCATATTTATTATATTATTAGTAAATCTTATAATAAATAGTTTATCAATTTTATTTTTAATTATTATTGAAATCTGGAGAATATTGATCTTCCCAATCACTATCAGGTGAATAAATCTCATCTGGGGATTGTAGTTTTCTTCGTCTTTCTGCTCTTTGTCGAATTATTTTTTCCATTTTACTTAATTTTTTTTTTGGTTTTTTAGCTTTTTTTGAATTTTTATAACAACAATCATTATTCGTGGTTGTTTTACCTTTATGGATATGTTGTAAACTAATATCATTTGGACAATTATTATTTTTTGGTTTTCTTTTTTTTGGACATAAACCTTTTCTTGTAGGTCTTACTCTATTTTTATTCCCCTGTTGTCTTTTTTTATGATATTTTTTATCTTTTTTACATTGTTTAATATTTTGTTCAAAATATGATTCTGGATTCATTAAAACTTTACATAAATCTGCTTTTTTTAAATATGTTTTATTACCATAATTATATTTCCCACTTGCATTTTGATAAGTACCAAAAGGAGATAATGCTTTATATGCCTTTGTTTCTTTAAGGGAAGGTTTACCAGATTTATTTTTTTTAACTAATGTATATTTAGACATACATTCTTCAAGAGTTTTTTCTGGTAATCTAGGATAATCCTTTTTATTAGTTTTTTTTGCTTTTTTATTATTTTTATTAATATCGCACATATTTATATATAATTATTTAAGATATTTTTTTTTAAATATCTTCTATGACTTCTTTTTTTTCCATTGTAAGTTGTTCATAATGATCAATAAAATTATTTGGATAAAATTTTTTCAAATCATTAATACTTATATTATGTCTAATTGAAATATCTTTTAAAATATCAATAAACATTTTATCTACAGTTTTTTCAAAATTTTTAAAATTTTTTTTCAAATTGTTTTTAGTCATGTTTTTATTTATTTTTTATTTAAATTTTATTTAAAAATAATTAACCAAATTATATATATACATATATTGTATGAATAAAATTTGCCCAATATGTTTAGGTAATATATCTAAAAAAAGTAAAGTTATATTACAATGTAATCATTGTTTACATTTAAAATGTTATATAGAATGTTTAAAATATAACGTAATAGAATGCCCATTATGTAAAACATCAATTAATGAAAATAAAAGATATTTTAAATTTTTAAATAAAAAATTTAATCATGTAGTAGAAAATTTAAAAAATACTTTTTCTTTAGAAAAATTATTTAAAACTTTAGATTTAGATCTATCATGAATTATTTTTTATAAGATATTTTTATATTTATTTTTAATATTTTTTTTATTAAATATAAAATTAAAATACTTGATGAAATTACGAAAATTATTTTTATTTTTGGATTAATATAAAAACTTGGTTTGTTTTGACTTAAATAAAATTGTTTAACTTTATTTTCATTTAACATTTTTTTATTAGTAATTTTATTGACTTCATTATGAATTTTAATAATCCAACTAAATAAAGTATTACTATTTTTTAAATAATGATCAATTGGTATTTTTTGAATATGATTTTTATAATTTATTGAACAAGTGTCACAAGGTAAAATATTTTGAATTGAATAAAAAAAATCTCTATAATTTTGTTTTGTTTGTTTATCGGGTTGATTTGGATAAGATAAAGCTACATGTTGTAAAAAAACCCATCCATGATTACCCCATAGTTCAGGATTAAAACTAATTTTATTCATTATAAATTAATTATATAATTAAAAAATAAAAAAATCTTCAATTAATATAATAATATTATATTTTTTTAAAAATTAGATAATCCATTAAAATAAGGATCCATACCCATTAATTCTTCTGTTGGTTGGTCAATTCTTTCAGATATTTGATTCGGGTTTTCTTGTTGATTTAAATTTATTCGATTGACTCTATTTTGTTGTAAATTTTCTAAATTACGACTTTCATCTAATTGATGAGTCATTGGTTGTTGAAGTTGTATTTGTCTAGATTGTTGCTGAGGCATAATTGGTTGTTGATTTGGATTTTGTTGTCCATATTGTTGTTGTGGTTGTTTATTAGGCATTTGTGGATTAACATTTCTCATAAAAAATTGCCCATCAGGTAAATTCATTTGATTTCTTAATTTTTGCATCATTTGTTGTTCTTTCTTTTTTTGATTAATTAAAACTCGTTCTTTATATTTAGTATATAATAAATATAATACTAAAGGAGCCATTGCTAATAACCAAGAATAACTTACTAAATTATTTTTATGTAAAATTTTTAAACAAATAATATGTATTAAATGTAAAATTAATAAAATCAAAATAAAAAATATATGCGGTTTATTAATCTCATCATCAGTTATAAAGTAATATGATAAAGAATAATATAAATAAACAAAAAGAATAATACTGGAAAATCTTTGAAATATATTACTTTCAAATTCTTCGAAAATATCAAAATTGAGATTCATATTTAGAAATTATATAATTACTAAATATATTTTATTTATTTTATTTAATCAAAACTATCTAAATGGTTTCCGGTGAGAAGAGGATACGCGTTCTGATCGTCTCCTCCAAGAGGTCCAGTCGCCGCTTGACATCGTCGCTGAACTTGTTGTTGGCCTCGACCTCGACCAGAATGCACCCTATATCCCCCTTTGTCCGCAACACCTGTCCCGATACATTGAACTCCCCGAGCACTCCGTTGATCTTCTGGAGCACTCCGGGTACATTACGGTGGATATTGAGGATGCGGTGTACCTTGGCATCGGGACTAATATTTACTTCAGGCAGGTTAACACATGCCGTGGTGATCCCCTCGTTGATATATCGCACGATCTTCCCCGCCACATCCACTCCAATGGCCAACTGTGCCTCTTGGGTGCTGCCCCCAATGTGTGGGCTCAAAATGGTGTTGGGGCAGTTCACTAATGCCATGGTCGCGTCCGTCGGCTCCGAGGGATAGACATCAAAGTATGCTCCTGCTAGATGGCCTGCCTTGAGCGCAGCAGCAACATCCTCAATCACCACACATTTCCCTCTGGCGGCATTCATGAGATACGATCCCTTCTTCATCGTATATATCTCCTTTTTGGTGATCATGTTATGCGTCGACTTGGTGAAGGGCACATGCAACGTCACAAAGTCTGCAGTCTTCAACAGAGTATCCAGCGAGTTGACCGCAACGGCATTGCCCAGCGGCAGTTTAGGAATGTGATCGTAGAATATTACCTTTAATCCCATCGACTCGGCCAGCACCGATGTCTGCGAGCCTACGTGTCCATAGCCGACAATGCCCAGCGTTTTCCCCCTGACCTCGAAGCACTGCGTCGCTGTCTTCCTCCACAGTCCTTGGTGCATCAACATGTTTTGGTCACCTAACTTACGCGCTAATGCGATGATGTTAGAGATAATCAGCTCTGCCACACTCCGCGTGTTGGCAAACGGGGAATTGAATACAGGTATTCCTGCGTGCGCAGCCACATTTAACTCGGTCTGGTCAGTGCCAATGCAAAAGCACCCGATACATAATAGCTTGGACCCATAGTTTTGGAGCAGGTTCGCTGTCAATTTAGTCTTGGAACGCACGCCGATCACGTGGACAGAGGGCAAGATTTTGGACAGCTCGTCCTCCGTCATCTTGTCCGCTGTCTGCACAGAAAAGCCATTCTCCACAAAGTAGTCAACTGCGCGCTGAGATATCTTCTCCATCAACAGAATCTTGATATCCTTGCGAAACATACATATATATATATATATATATTATTAATGTATTCTTAAATAAATTAATAAAATATTATCTTAAATTAAAAAAACTTCTTCTTCGTGAATTTCTCTATAGTAATATTTATGAATCCAGTATAATAATATATCATATATCATATATATTTTTATTATTACATTTTTGGACGAAATGGTCCATAAACTTTTAGTTCATGATCTTTAATTGCTTGTTTTTTAGCTAAAATTTTTTTATTTTGTCTATCAATCATTAGTTTTTTCTTTTGTGAATTTGACATATGTTTTCTTGATTTTAAATTATTATTAAAATCTTTTGCTGGTAATTTTTGAAGTTCTTTTTTGAATTTTCGAAGTACTTTAATATCTGCTTTTAATTTATCTGCTTTTTTATTATATCGTTTTTGTAATGCTTTTCCGAATTCTTGATTTTCTTTTGAATGAATATTAAATTTAGCACCACCACATTGTCCTGGTTTTTTACAATGACATTTACCTTTGCATCCACATCCACCACCTTTTTGTTTTCTTTGACATTTTTTTGCACATTGTTTTTTAAGATCATCACAAGATTTTTTAGCTTTTTTATAATTACCCCCTTTTATTTCTTTATATATGGCTTTTGATTTATTTTGAATTGCTTTATAACTATTAGCTGGTAAATATAATGTATATTTGACTAATTTTTTGGCATCACCAATAAAATCTGGTAAACCGCCATGCATTTTATGTTGTACTTCTTCTTTTAAAATATCCTTTGTCATTTGTTTTATTGGTTCTTTAAGTTTATTACTAATTTGTGCTGCTTGTTTTTTAATCATATTTAAGGCTAAACTAAATTTCCCTCCTCCATCCATTACTGCTCTTTTATTATCTGAAGTTCTTGCTTCAATATATTCTTTATCAGCCTCTTCAATTTTTGGCATAGATTTTGCATCTTGAATATTTTTATGAAATGAAACAAAATCAATTTCTGGTAAATCTGCATGATATTGTTCTCTGACAAATAAAGTATTTAATGAAGTCATTAATTCTTTTTTTTTATTAAATAGTTGACCAAAAAAACCTTGTTTTTTTTTTTCTCTTTGATTAAATGGTTTTATTTTTTTTCTTGGATTTCTTGATTCAACTTCTTTTTCATCTAAATTCATACGATATACTTCATCTAACTTTAAAACATATATATTAGAAGATGGATTTTCTGGCATTTTTCGAACTATTGTTATGCCATCATCATCAACTCTAATAATTACGATATAACCAGATAATGGTTTTTCTGATTTTTTTTTTTTAATCGGTGGTGGCGAAATTACTTCTTTGGGTTCATTATTAATGGGTTTATTCATCATTGAAGGATTATCCATTACTTTATATAAATTATAAATATTTTATTTTTAAAAAATAGAAATAAAAAAAAATAATTGAATTTTTAAATTATAATCAGAAAATAAAGATTTTTGTAATTTATATAAATTAATTAATATATTACAAAAATCCTTTTCTATATAAATTTTTTTTTTAATTAATTCTTTTGTAACTTTTTCTATTAAATTTATTAAATTTATTTTTTTATTTTCAATAATTAATATTAAATTATTATATTTATTCATAATATGATCATTCATTAATAATATATTTAAAATCAAATCAATATTGTCATCATTTATAAATTTAAAATTATCAATTAAAGTTAATTCTAAATTTTTTAAACATTTTCTAAAATCATTATTTGATTTTTTTATTAATAATTTTTTTTGATTTTTTGTTATTTGAATATTTTCTCTATCTAAAATAAAATTAATTTTTTTTTCTAAATAATAATTTGATATTAATTTAAATCGAAATAAAATACATTTATTTATAATTTTCAAATGAATTTTATTAATATAATTACAAATAATTATAAAATTAATATTATTTTTTAAATTAAAAGATTTTTCCATTAATAAAAATAAATAATGTTGTGCATCAACCGTTATATTATCAGCTTCATCTAAAATAATTATTTTATCTAAATTATTATTATTACAAATAAAATCATTTATTTCATTTTTAAATATTTTTATACCTCTAAAATTAGAAGCATTTATTTCAAAAATATGATTATTATAATTTTTTCCATATAATTCTTTTCCATATAGAAAACTCGTAGATGTTTTACCACAACCTGGTAAACCATAAAAAATATAATTATTATAATATTTTGTTTCTATTGTTTTTTTTAAAAAATCTATAATATAATTTTGTCCAATAATTTCGTCTAATTTTTTAGGCTTGTATTTCTTTAAAACATTCATATATAAAAAGATATAAATTATTATATTTTTTTAATATTAATTAATTTTTCATTTAAATACCAGTTGCTTTTACAACAATTGTATTTGCTACAAAACCATTTGCTGTAAATAAAGCATTTCGAATTGTATCAGCATTTAATGGATTTTTCCCAGATTGTAAATATCCACTTACCATTAACATAATAAATGGTTTAACAACATCAACAATAACATCTTTGACATCTTGATCCATTTTTACTTTATTTAATTTTTCTGCTACAAAAACATTATAACATCCAAAACCAATTACAACAAATAATATTTTTAACATATATTGTTGATCGATTTTTGATCTTGATAATAAAGCTTTTGATAAAAACATAATAGTCGGTCCAACAATATCACCAGCTACTTTTTTACCGATTTTTTCATCGATTTTATTTATTTCTTTTTGTAATTTTTGTGTTGCATAATCAGAAATGATAAATGCACATATAGTATAAATTAAATCTACTTGTAATTTAGTATCATTAATATTTTTACCAGCTAAAAATGAACTTAATAATACAACAATTGAAAATTTTAAAGCAATTTTTAATTGATTTGGAAACATTGTTTTATAAATTATATAAAGAAAATAAAATTTATTATTATATATAATTATCATAAATGTTTACTAGATATTTTCCCCATTATTTTAATAAATATAATATAACAAATGCATTAGATTGGAAACATCTAACTTATTTAGTTGATAAAAATGATTTTAAAAATTATAATGATATTAAAAATATTAAATTAGATAAAACTTCTATATATAGTTTAACTCCTTATCACCTTTCTTATCAAATTATTGATATTTTGAAAAAATATTTAAAAGATTTGAAATTTTTTACTATTACTGATGCTTGTGCATGTATCGGTGGTGATTCTATTAGTTTTATAAAAAATTTCAAATATGTTAATGCAATTGAATTAGATAAAACGCGATATTTTTTTTTATCTCATAATCTTCAACTATATAGAAATTATAAAAATTATTCAATATATAATAATGATTGTTTAAAAGTTATCAAAAAAATAACACAAGATATTATATATTTTGATTTACCTTGGGATGGCCGTGATTATAAAAAAAAAAAATCTATTAATTTATATTTAAATAATATTGATTCGTCGGAAATTTGTAATAATGCTATCAAATATTGTAAAATAATCTGTTTTAAAATCCCTAATAATTTTAATATAAAAGATTTTAAAAAGAATACAAATTTCAAAATTTTGAATATTTATGATTTAAAAAAATTTAAAATTTTAATAATGTTTAATAAAATTGATTAATATATTCAAATAAAAATAAATGATTAAATATTCATTTTTATTATTGTTATTTGTATTTTATACATTTTATTATATATATATAATAATGTTCACACCAATATATAAAATTTTTTTCTTAGATATAGATGATACTTTATTAATAGCAAATAATATATTTATTTATTTTAAAAAGAATCTTTCTGAAAATAAAATTTTAAAACTAACTCCTAATGAATATAAAAAATATGCGTTGGAGTATCCAAAAGAACATTTTGATTTCAGTGATTTTGATAATCCTAATATTATTAAGGATTCTATTATAAAATCTAAACCAATATTATATAATTTAGAAATAGTAAAAAAACATATTAGAGATGGTTGGGATTTAGGTATTTTAACAGCAAGAGGCGAAGAAGAAACAATAAAAAAAATTCTTCCAATATGGTTAAAAAAACATTTAAAAATAGATTTTAATCTTGATCAAGATGATATTTATGCAGTGGGAGATCGAATTAAGAAATATTCTGGAGAAAATGATTCTGATAGAAAATTAAGAATTTTAATTAAATATTTCAAATTTTCTAAATATAATAAAATTAAATTAATTGATGATAATAAAAGTACCATAGATTTAATTAAATTAAATAAACATTATAAATTTGAATATATACATTGTTAAATTAAATAAATATTATATAATATTATTATATACTATTTGTAATGAATATTTTTAGAACATTAGAAGAAGAAAATTTAATTAAAAAAGATTTAGAATTACAAAAAAAATCAAGAAAATTAAATGAATTAAGTAAATTCATTGAAGAAAAAATCATTGAATTTAATTTAAATATTGGAAAAACTAATTTAAAAGAAGTAACAAAACACGCTAAATTAATTGAAATAAAATATCAATGTTTAACTGGTTTAATTCGAGATATTGAATTAAAAATGGATAAATCAAAAGAAATTGAAAAAAATTTAATTAATAAAGTTAATGATAAAATTAAATATATCGAAGAATTACAAATTAAATTAAATTCTTCTATTATTTATAGAAATAATATTTTAAAAAAAAAAGAAAATATATTAATAAAAAAAGAAAAAGATTTAGAAAAACGAGAACAAGAATTAGTAGAAAAACAAAAATTTTTATTTAATTACAATTAATTCAATATTGATTTTCATTATACCATTTATATGCCATTTGAATATGAATTTGTTGTTTTTCTTTCAATAATGCCTTTAATTCATCTTTACTTTTATCTTTATAAATTATTGCTGTTTTTAATTTTTCTTTTTGTAATATTAAATTTCTTTTTTCAATACTTATTATTATTCTTATTAAATTTTGATAATTTTCTCTTTCTTTTTTTGAGAAAAAACTTTTTATTATTTTTTTTGGATTTTGCCATAAAAAAATAATAATATTTTTTAATTCTTTTATTAATCCTACTTGGTTTGGTTTTAATTGATGACATATAATATATTTTTCATTATTCATTTCTCTTGATGTTTTTGGTTTAAATATATTTACTTTTTTATATAATTTATTTATAATAATCATAAAATCAATCATATTTTGACTACATAATTCATATACTTTTAAAATAAAAATCCCATCATTTTTTAATAATTTTAATGAAATATATAATTCACATAAAAATAATTGTAAATGATATTGACTTTTAAAATTTTCTTTATAATCAGTTAATAACATCCCCCCGTCAGCTGTTATTAAATCTAATTTATTTTTATGTGAATTTATATAATATTCTATTATTTCTGGATTATATAAATTTCCATCGTGTTTTTTTTTAGGATCTCCATATATTATTTTATATTTATCATTTTTAAAACCCCATTTGATATTTTTTTTATTTTCATATAATGATATGGCTGTAATATTATCATTATAATATCTACTTCTATAATGTATTAATGCTTGTACAAATCCACCTGGTGCTTCAGCTAAACATCCTATATTTAATTGATGTTTTTTATATAATTCAAATGTTTTATCATATTTTTTTAATATTTCCCATAATTTATAATATGCTCGACTAATAATATTATATCTTTTTAATTCTTTTATATTATGTATTCTATTATTACCAATCATTTCATAATCAGTAGAAATACTTCTAATTATTTTCCATTTATCAAATATTACATTGTCAATTCCTAATTTTAATTTAATTATTTCAAAATATAATTCTTTATTAATTATAATATTTTGAATTAATTTTGATTTGATTTTTTTATCTTCTATATTGAAAAATTCGAGATCCATATTTATTTAAAATAATAAATTTTAATTTAAAAAATTGACATCTAAATCATCTAATTCTGCAATTGCTTCTTCTAATTCGGCATCTTCATCTTCTTTTCGATATGATCCCCTTTCTTCTGTCTTTGATACTAAATCTTCTTCTATTTCTCGAATTTCTTTCATTGATTCTTTTTCTTCTAAAACTCCAATTGTTTCTTTTATTTCGACTGATTGAGGATTTATAAAATTCGCAATATTGGAAGAAAAATGATTTAATATAATTTTAATATTTTCATTTTCTTCTTTATATTTAATCATTTTATTATTTATTTCTATAATTTTATTTTCCTTATTTTTTATTATATTTTTGAATTCTTCATTTTTTTTATTTATTTCATTATTTTTTAAATTAATTTCATAAAATTTTTTTTTATTTTCATAACTCAATCCTTCATTTTTTAATTTATTTAATACCTTTTTTAATTCTAAATTTTCTCTTTGTAATAATTCAAAATTATTTTTCTCATTTTTGACATGTTTTACTAATATTAAATTATCTGTTTGTATTTTATTAAATTTTTCATATAATTTTTTACTATTACGATTTAATTCTACAAAATTTTTATATTTATATAAATCTTTAATTTTTTTATTTAAGTTATCTATCATTCCTGTTAATTTTATATCTTTATTCATGAATTTTTATTATATTAATTAATATAATAAGGTTTTTAATTTAATTTAATACTAAAAAATTATATTATGTTTATATATATTTATATTTTCATGAATTTGAATTTAATTAGATATTATTCTGATTTTCATTCTTATTATTATAGTAATAAGAATAGAATATATAAAATATTAAGTAAATTAAAAAGAGAAACTGGCGAAATTTTTTTAGATACTCCAAAATCTAATTCAAATATTGATAGTAATAATAATTATACTGATTTTTATTTTTTTTATATTCAAAATTTTAATACTATTAAAAAAAGATCTAATTTTACTTTTTATAATAATACAATTATACTACCAAGAAATTTAGATTTATTGACTGGTTTAAATTTCTCAAATTATGATATCGGCACTGAATTTAAAATTTTTTTAGAAATTGGTAATACTAAAAAAAAAATTTCTAGAGTCATTTTAACAAAAGAAAATAAAAATAATACTTTCTTACCTGTTAATAATTTAGACTTCTTCCCTTATTTTTTAGTTAATGAAAATATTAAATTATCTATTATTTCTAATAAAAAATTAAATAAAAATATCAATCTTATTTATTTAAAAATTCATAGTGATATTAGTAATAAATTTAAACAATATGGTAGTTTTTTAATTAATATACAAAATAATTCTTTTATTAATATTCAAGATTATAATGCTGAAATAAAATTTGTTAGAAAAAAAAATCTAACTTCTAATCAATTTGTTTTTTATTATAATATAGAAAAATATTATGCTTTGAAAATATATAAATTTTTAAAAAAATGTATTTTATCTAATTTTTTAAAAGAATTTATATATGATGAATATAATATTTATAAAGATATTACTAATATAATTTTAAAATATTGTTAAAATATATATATATAATAATTAACTATGAGTGGTATTGAAATAGCCGTCATTATGACTTTTGTTACTGCTGCAGGTATGGCCGCTGCATATAGAACTATCGCCGTAGCTTCAGTTTTTACTTTAAATGATTTACGAGGCAAATTAAAAAGAAAAGGATATAGAAAAAGAATGAAAAAAGGTATGAAAGAATGTAATTATAAATTGTTTAAAGAAGCAATTTATGATATAAAAAATTATGATATGAAATTCGAAAAAAGTTATTATAATGATATGAAAAAAAAATATAATTTTCATGATGAACACGTTGATTCAAGAAAAGAATTTTATGATAGATTTAATTTTGATAATAAATATAGAAATACATTAGAAGATATTTTAGATTATATTGATGAACAATATGATGGTTTAATTATACCAACTGATTAATTTTTCTTTTATTTTTTTATATATTTTATGATAAGATTTTTGTTTTTTAATATAATTATCATGTAAATGAAATTTTAACTCATTATTATGAACTTTTCTAATACTTTTTATTTCTAAACAACTATAATAATCAAATTCTAAAAATCTTTTTAATTTAAATTTTTTATTTGTTAAAAAATAATCTTTATTATAATTTCCATAATCATCACGTATAGTTGTTCGAAATTTATAATAACTTAATATTTTTTTTTCATCTTTTCCTTTATAATATTTTATAAAATATAAAAAATCTGATAATTTTAATTTATTATATATCCTCAATACCTTTTCATTCTTATGATTATATTGATTGGAATTCCATAAATATGTTTGTGCAAATAACATTGAAAACATTTTATCATAAGTATCTGAACATTCATTATAATTATCCAAATCTTTTTTATAATTTGAAATTATATTTCCACAATCTTTTCCAAATTTATCGCAAATAATTTGATTCATATTCATTTAATATAAACTTATATTAAATTTTAAAATATTTTTTATTTTTTTTACATTTATTTTAAATTTTTCTAATTTTTTATTTGATTTTGAATAACTAAATAATGGTATTTCTATATTTATTTTATTTATACTTTCTCTTGTTTCTGTTACATTTGATAGATAACTTGCTGGTCCTGGCACATTATAATGTTGTAAACCTATATTATCAAAATAACGCATTTTACGCAAATGCCAATGTCCATATATTACTCCTAAACAATTTTCTTTATATTTTTCATATATTATACCAAATTCTTTTAAATATCTTCTTGGTTTATCATGTCTATCAATTAATTCATCAAAGGTTTTATTAACTTTTGGCATAAAATGAGTTACAAATAACCATTTTTTATTTGGATTTAATTTTAAATCTTTTTCTAAAAATTCTAAGGATCCAGTTGGATCTCCACTTAATAATCTTTCATTACTTGGCCAAACATTAATAAAAATTATATGTAAATCTCCCATATCTAATGCATAATTACCATATTTATCTTTATTTGTTATAAATCGTCTTTTATTATTTCTTCTTAATTGCATATTTACTAATGGATTACCTTCAAATAATAAAAGATTTTTAGCAACTGCTAACCATTCTTCTTTTTCATGTAAAAAATCTGAATCATAATCATGATTTCCTAATACTTCAAATGATGGTATATTTAATAGTCCATTATCTTCTGGATTATTATTAAAAGCATATTCATAAGCTCCTACATCATTTTTTCCTGTAATACTTCCTATATTATTACCTAATTGAGTACAATCTCCTACATTTATAACACCTTGAATATCTTCTTTTATTATTTTTAAAAATAAATTTTTTTGTGATTTATTTAAACTTGTCATATTCATATTACTTGTATCATTATTTTTTATATTTTCCACAAATTGATTAATGGAATTTATATATAATTCTGTTGCATATATACGATTATGCCATTTTAACCCATCTTTATCTGTAGTTTGATGAACATGATGTAAATTTTGTATATCTCCTAGAGCAAAAAAATTAATATATTCTTTTTCTTTTAAATTTACTATCTTTGGATTACAATAAAAACATAAACCCAAAGGACAATGTGATGGTAATAATACAAATAAACCAAAAGATAATAATAAAAAACAAAATAAATAAGTTATATTAGTTTCAATATTATTTATCATAAGATTTAATAATAATGCTGTTATTGATATGATGGGTAATTTTAAATAATTAATTGAACCATAGAAAAATAATATTTGTTGTCTATATGTATCATTAAATGATTTTGTGTTTTTTGGTAAAAAAAATATTATAAATAATATTTCTAATAATAATATTATATTTGAGATAATTAATTTTTTATTCATTTCAATTATATTATTTATAAATTTTATTTTTTTATTATTAAAATTGAAAAATTTATTTTAAATAAAATAAAATGAGTAATTCAACTGCTTTTTGTTATGTTATGCTTATGTGTCAACAAGAAACACCCTTAAAAACTAATGTTTATCATTTTAATTGGAGAGAATGTTTTTTGTGGAGAAAAATGACTATGCAAAATAGTTTTTTTGGATCTGGTCGATTTGGTAGTAATTAATTCACCTTTTTAACATACATTTTTAAATCAATTAAATTATTTTGATTAATTTAATAAAAATTATTACCGTTTAAATTAATAATTATATTTGTTTAGTATATAAAAAACAAAAATGGGAGGCGGTCTTATGCAACTCGTAGCTTATGGAGCTCAAGATATCTATCTTACAGGAAACCCACAAATCACTTTTTTCAAAGTTGTCTATCGTAGACACACAAACTTCTCAATGGAATCTATTGAACAAACTTTCAATGGTACCGCTGATTTCGGAAAAAAAGTTTCAGTAACTGTTTCACGAAACGGTGACTTAATCACCAAATGTTACTTAAACTGCGACTTACCAGCACAAGATACAACTGATGCTTATATCTCAGAAGTAGGTCACTACGTAATGAAATCATGTGAAGTAGAAATTGGAGGTCAAAGAATCGACAAACACTACGGTGCATGGTTAGCAATCTGGTCTTCATTATCTTGCCCAGAAGGAAAACGAGTTAAATATCAATCTAAAATGGTTGAAGGTGGAAATACAGGTTACGCCGCACGATCATGTGTTATTCCTTTACAATTTTGGTTTTGCCGTCATACTGGTCTTGCATTACCATTAATTGCTTTACAATATCACGAAGTTAAATTCGCAATTGAATTTGAATCAGTAGCAAACTTATGCATTGCTGCAGCTGTTTCACCATCAGGTAATATGTCTTCAGCATCAATGTATGTAGATTATGTATACTTAGATACCGAAGAACGCCGAAGATTCGCACAAATCAGCCACGAATATTTAATTGAACAATTACAATTCACTGGTGATGAAACTCTTACCGGATCAAACCGAGTAAAATTGAACTTCAACCACCCAGTAAAAGAATTAGTCTGGGTATGTCAAGATGATGCTTTAGATATGAGCAATTTCGCAGATTCTGGAGGCATTAATCCATGTGTTACAGCAAAATTACAATTAAACGGTCATGATCGTTTCAGCCAAAGAAATGGTACATACTTCAATGTTGTACAACCTTATCAACATCACTCAAACGTCCCAGCAACAGGAATCAACTGTTATTCTTTCGCATTAAAACCAGAAGAACAACAACCATCTGGTTCAGCCAACATGTCCCGAATTGATAATGCAACTTTACAACTCAACGTAACTTCAGACATGTCAAGTGGAACAAACCCAGTCGTAAAAGTATTCGCAACCAACTATAACGTGTTACGTATTATGTCAGGAATGGGAGGATTAGCTTATAGTAATTAAATTAATAATTATTATATTTTACTAATTTCATACATCTAAAAATA